GTTCTGGTGCAACACCATGTATAATTAATTCCTCATAGAGTTTAATAGATTCTTCCATATGATGTTGGTAGTTACGATACAACGGGAATGTTGCAAATCCACCAGAAGTTTCTCCACCACCGTCAATGCATTCCAGCCATTCACCACTTCCTTGTTTCATTGAGGCATCTGGTCTTCTTCTCCATTTTGGATGGTAGAACTCTGGTTCAAAATCTACATATCGTCTACTGATTTCATTCTCTACAAATCCTTGTTTATGTTTAAAGAATTGTGTGCGAATAGAAATTGGTGCCTTGATTCGTAGTGTAATTTGTGGATGTGCAAACGGTGTCCAATGATTATGGTCTGCAAGATACTTGATTAGTTTCTCGTCTTTCTCGTCCAACTCATCTTTATGGGTTGCAAAAGAAACTCTTGCGGCATTCGCCACAGTTAAGTCAGAACCCATATGGTCTACAACTTCGACATGTCCTTTATCTAATACTTGTTCTTTCATAGTTTTCTCCACTCTGCAAATCTTAACTTTGCTTCTAAACCACTATGTGTATTTTCATCAATCATTTTCTGAATCTTGCGGGTGGACATTCTATATGCCAAATCATTAATATCTTTTTCTTTTATGTTGTCTGGCCAAATACAAACTTCTCTGTCCAATTCAATTAATTTTTCGATGTATGCACAAATCTGTCTATTGCGCGGTTCGTTGTCAAGAATAAATGTCATTGGTGTGTTGTCAAATCTTTCGGGAATTTTCTGCAATGCACCTGCACCAACCATTGCTGTTGCATTACTAAGGAACAAACTATCTAAAGGACCTTCTACCACATACACTCGTTTGTTTGGATTAACTCTCCACAACCCATACCAAAGACGGTCAATTCCTTTATCATATTTAACCGTAATATATTTTAATGTTTCTCTTGCATTTACTTCATCATTCATTTTCAATGCTCTGCCCTGGCATCCCACCACATCACCATGACTGTTGAAGAATGGAATTACTAATCGTTCTTCACTTCCAACTGATACAGTAGATGGGTCGAGTTCTTTTGCAAAAGAACCAAAGTTCTCAGCATAATATAACAACCCCCAATGTTGCTTTGGAATCCTTCTCATGTTGGCGAATTTAACTGCTGTGTGGTCACTGGGCAAGTCTTTGATACATTCTATAGTATCTAATACTGCATCTTTCTTTTTAAATTTTGGTTTATTATCTATAAATTTGAACAAGTCTTTTTCCTCTGGTTTCTTATAATTTGATTTTCCTATTTCACCATTTCTATATCTTTCCAAAGAATATTCTTTGCACATTGAAGGGGAAACTTCCTTTAAGAAATTATATAGGTTGTATCCTACCCCACAATTATGACATTTGTAGAAAAAATCGTTATTCTTTATATAAAAATAACCTCTTGTTTTATTTTTGTTCTTGGTAGAATCCCCACAAATAGGACAACGGCATGCCGCGAGATTGTCTTTCTTCCAAGAGAACTTTTCTAGTTGAGGAGATACCATGTTGATAAATTTCTTATCAATATATGAACTCATCAAATATTCCAATCATCAAATTTTTCAGAAGTGGCAAACTTTTCATCAAAATGCTTCCCATCAAATCCCGAACCAAGTTTCAAATCTTCCTTTTGATTTGACTCCACCAATCCAACCTGTTCAAGTTGTGGTGGGTCAGAAAATTTCATCTTTGCACGATTAACATTCAGAATAAATTTTCTATTTGAGAATGTATCGTTATATCGGTTCTTCAATTGCTTCACCAACAACTGACCCTTTTCCTCAAGTTCCTCTGTTGAAATAAGTGCCATCATAAAGTCACAAGTTGCAGGAAGACCAAACGATTCGCTTGTATCTTCCAAACCAAAATCTGAATTAGAAAAACCACTTCGGTTTACTTGTGTTGCTGACCAAATTGGAACATCCTTTTCTACTGCAAGTCCACGAAGTTCTTCTGCAATAGACTTTATCATTTGGTATGTGTTTATGTTTGAGCCACCTTTAATTCGAGAGGATGCACAGATGTTTAAATAATCAATAAAGATAATATCTGCTTTAAACTTTTTCTTCATTTGAAGTTCATCAATCAATGCACGGAAATGATTTGAATTTGCTGATGCTGTTGGATATTCTTTAATGATTAACTTACCTGTCATCTTAGAAGAAATGGTGGTCATCTTTTTGTCATACATCTGCTTTGGAAGTTCTTTCAAATCATCCATCGTCATGTCCATCAAGTTCGCATCTATTCGTTCTGCAATTCTTTCCTCTGCCATTTCACAAGTGATGTATAACACATTCAAATTTTGTGTCAAGCAATTTGCGGCATGGTGACAAAGGAATGCAGACTTACCAACACCTGTTCCTGCCATTACAATGTTTAATGTTTTACTTGGTGTTCCGCCAGCAGTAATATCATTTAAGAATTCCAAGTCAAACGGAACTCTCTTTTCTTTTTGATGATAAAATTTATATCGGTCATCTGCATCTTCAATGTAATCGTGTCCGATGTGGGTATCAAAAGAAACTGCCAGTGCATCCGACAATATGTGTGGAATAGAAGTGTCAGTTTTATCTTTTGATTTCCCATCTATGATGTGAATCGATTCCATGATGGCATTATATACTGCTTTATCTTTGCAAAACTTTTCTGTTTCTGATATTAACCAATCTATATTAGCATCATTAGAAACAAAAGAACCAATAAGACCAGAAGTATTTTTATATTCTTCTTCGTTGAGAGTTGAATTCTTATCTAACTCAATGCTTAACGCTTCTTTGGTTGGTAGATTGTTGAATTTGATAATGAAACCTTTAATCATATCAAACACTAATCGTTCTATCTTAGAATGAAAATATTCTCCCTTTATGAAGGGGATAACCTTTCTTGCATATTCGTCATCGTATATCAAGTTTTGTAAGATTACTGTTTCAACTGTCTTCATTTACTTCTACTGGTTCTCTTAGGAAATCTTCATCAACTTCATTAAGTTCTACTTGTATAACATCCATTAATATATTACCCATTGCATCAACAAGTTCTTTGTCCTCTTTGATGTTGTTGGGATTATCAATTATATTATAATCAAAAGTAAGACACATGTTGTCTTCTTCTTTTTCATCGAATGAAATTCTACCATATTGAAATCTCAACCCTTCATATTTTCCCTCTGTCATAATAACAGGGACAGGTTGAATTTTGCTATCATCGTCAAATTTATAATTAGACATCTTCGTTCTCCACTTCTTCTATTTCTTCTATTTCTACTGTTTCTTCTATGTTACCATATTTGAATTCTTTTGCAACCGCAACTTCAAGTTTTTTCATAACATCTTCTGTGAAATATTTTTCTGGTTCGTTGTTGATTGATTTTTCAAACGCAGTTTTACCATTTGGCAATTCTATACGAGTAGAAACTTTCTTGAAGATATCATACTTGACTGCAATAGGAACAAGACCATAATAAGGATTTAGACCAGTATCATAATTCAATTGTACTTGTACTTCCTTATTTTCCTTTGTCAATCTACCTTTGTATAATTTACATTTAATAATACCACCGACAATATCCGTTCCATCCTTGTCCTTCTTCTTTGAAAGATATACAATAGTTGATGCGGCATACTTTAAACCAGTACCACCACCCATCTCTTTCATTGGAACATATGCACCAATAACTGCATAGGTGTGATTTGTCATAATCAAAGGAATACCTGCTTTACCAAGTTTCAATGTAAGAACACGGAATGTTGCTTTGATGACTTGTGCCCTTGTCATATCTCTTGTTGTCTTACCTTCTGCGGTATCATTCATTTCTTTTTCTGTAGATAACATACCAAGAGAATCAAGAACAACCAACACAGGTTTCTTGTCTTTGCTTTCAATGTATTTGTCTACGATTGAAATTGCCTGATGTCGAAATGACTCAACAGTTGCGACAGGGAAGACTGCAACCCTAGAAGGGTCCATACCTCTTTCAGAAATCATATCAGAAGTTATTGCTTGCTCTGTGTCAAAATATAAAACCACACCCTCTGGATTATCATCAAGAAATTTCTTACACATCCCTAATGCAAAGAAACTTTTTCCTGTTGCAGATTCGCCAGCAAGTGCAAT